AAAAAAAGGCCTCAAGGGAGGCCCGTATCATACCGCAAGTAAAGCGGTTTATGCGTACGCCGTTAGGTCGAATGGTGTATTAATTAGCAAGCGGGCAATGGGCACCTGCTTGGTGGTCGAGTACACCAAGTTCCAGCTGGCGATGGCGCCCAGTTGGTCGGAAGCGGTGGTGTTGAGGGGGTTGTCCGTTGCGGCAGCCCACTTGGTGCCGGTGATGTGGTAACCGTAGTGGTAATCCACAGCCAGAACGTCCTGCATAGACAGGATGTTGCGGTCGGCAGCCAGGCGCAGATCCTGTTGGATGCCCTCAGAAACCACGCCGGTCTTGAAGAGGTACACAGGGTACTTCTTGGCGTGGGTTGCAGTACCGCCGGTCAGAGCGACGAGCTGGTCGTCGATCACAACACGGAGGCCAGCGAAGAAAGCAGCCTCGGTTTGGGTCACGCCCACACCGCCGCCGCCCCAGACGATAGAACCACCTGTGGACAGAGCAGAGGTGCTGAAGGTCAGCATCCCGACTTGCTGCAGGTAGTAAGCCACGTTCGAGTGCATGGCGATGGCGTCGAGTTCGTCGCCGCGCTCACCCAGCAGCACCTTGGTGCCCACAACGTTGGCCACGTTCAGGAAGTTGGCCTCGGTCATTGAACCGGGGACACCGGCAAATGACTTGTTCAGTTGGTTGGGGCCAAGGACGCCAGTGCCGGCGATAGGGCCAAACAGACCAAGCAGTTGGGCTGCCAGAGTGGCAGTCTTCAGCTTGTTGATGGCGGCGGTCAGCTGGTTGCGGACGTGAGCCAGGGGGTCAGCGCCGGAGCCCAGCTTGCTGAGGTCGTCAGCGGCGTAGGCAAAGCCACGGTGCAGAATCGTCATGATCTGCTCGTCGGCAGTCACGTTCGAGGGCACCAAGTAGCCGCCGCCGCCACCCCAGGTGGAGTTGCTCAGAATCTGGGATTCAGTCGGGGCGATGGGGTCGAAGAATGGGACGCGGACGCGGGTGCCGCCAGCACGGGCATCGAGAGCAGCGTTGCGCTGCACAATGCCGGACTGAATCCACTTCGACTGCTCGAAGATACCTTCAGCGGTGTACTGAAGGAACTCAGGACGAGTAACAAGGTTGGAGAGGAATGTTCCTCCCGAAAAGTTGCCGTTAAAGGCTGACATGGATTAGCTCCAGTGAGGTTTATGGGTTTGCCCCACAGGGGCTAGGCGCCGGCTTCTGACTTCAGGAGGCGGGCCATATCGGGGTTATCAACCAGCATCATCATCTGCTGGGTAACGTTCCAGGCTTCTTTAGACCAAGGATTGGACTGACCTGGGACGGCGGTGGAACGGGCACTGCTCGTTACACCCATACCGGAACGATTACTTGCAGCAAAATGATGCTCGTAACCGCTACCCGGATTTTTCAAGTTGGCGATGTAATCGCCGATCGGAACTTCTACACCGCCGGCAACAGCCACAGGCTGTCCTTCTTTGGTGCGTAGGTTCTCCTGCACTAAACGATACAGCTGATCGGGTGCTACTGCACCAGCTTGTGCAAGTTGAGCGACCGCAGTGGCGCGGGTTTGCTCTTTAGTGAAGCCCGTGCGAATTTCTTCAATCGTGGAATCGCGTTGGCTGATTTGTTGCTTTAAGTCGGCAACTGTTTGCTGGGCATCCTCCCACAGTGTCTTGTACTCGCCGGTTTCAGCCAACTTTTGGGTTTTGGCTTCCTGTTGGGCCTGCGTCAGTTGCTCCAGTTGCTGTTGGAGGGTGTCGCGGGTTTCTTTGTCCTTGCGGCGTTCGCCGATTAGCTCGGCGTTTTTCGCACGTAAGGCTTCAAGTTGGACGGCGAGATCCTGTGAACCAGGGTCAGCCACAGGCTGGGGCGGGGTGGCCTCCACAGGAGGCACTACCGGGATCTGGTTTTCGGGCACGGGGAATTTCTACTGGGACACACTAATACTACTTTATTAGTGCAGTGTTCTCCGTGTCCTCCTCTTCGACTTCCATTTGTTGGATGCGCTCCAGTTCGTCGGCGATCTTCACGTCTTCGGGCAGGATTTCACCGTGCTGGAGGATTTTCAGCAGGGTTTCGTCGCTGATCTTGCCGGACTCGTTTAACTGTGCCAGTACGGCAACGTCTTGGCCGATCAGGCGGTAGTAATCGAAGTCGCGGTCGATTGTGATTACAGGGGGTTCCATGCCGACGTATTGGGCGGCCAGTTTGAAGGCTTGGTTGAGGGAGGATTCCAGTTCTTGGCTAATGATGGCTAGGACACTGTTGGACTGGGCTTGGTCGATGCGTTTGGCCTCGGCGGACTCGGCGACGAATTTTTGGCCGAATAGCTTGGTGATGCCCAGCGTGGACATCTGGGCCTCCAAGGATTGGAGTTCGGCCATTTGGGCGTCAAAACTAGTGGCGTCCGATTGCACGTAATAGGCTTTGTGGCCCGGCTCCATACCCAAGGCGTAGTTCACGCCGATGGTGGCCTCGCTGCTGTCTTGGCTGTAGCCCTCCAGTACCAATGTGGGCATGGCAGCGATGTGAAGGGCGTGGATTAGGTCGCTTTGGCGTTGGTAGTGGGTGATGTTGAGGTTGGCGATGTCCAGCAGGCCCGGCTGGGAAATCAAAACGCCACGGCGGTTGCTGTAGATCGGGACTACTGGGATGGTGTCAAGGCTGAAGCCATCGCTTTTTTCAAAGGTGACTGTTTCCTGTCCCAGTGTGTAAAGGTCGTAGCGGCCTGGGTAGATCACGCGCATTACTTCGACCTGTTCTTCCCCAAACTCGTTTAGGGGGCGGTACTCGTAATCGTGGATGCGGATTTGCGTGAGACGGTTGGTATCGTCCTTGCGCCAGCCCCAGATTTGGGGGGCGTCCACGTGGACGAAGTACGGGCGGCGGCCCATGGCGCGTTCTTCCGCCAGGTTGCGGGCTCCAGTCGCTGCCGGGAAATCAACCAGGATGGCGCTGTGGCCATAGGTCAGGCTGCTGACTAAGGCGCGGCGGGCGTACTCGTTGATGCTGGAGCCGATGCCGTCGATGTCCTGGGCGACTTCGCTCCAGTACGGGTCGCCTTCAATGTGGATTGGTTTGCGTAGGACGGCGCCAGCTGCTGTTTCGATTAGGCGGCTGGTGTAGGGGGAAAGGACGCTGCGGTCGATGCGGGCCCTCCAGGCTTCATCATCCTCACGGGGTTCTTGGGGGAGGTATAGCTCAGCGAGGTCGCGGATGTAGTTGGTGCCATTGGTGACGGCAGCCACTACTTTCCAGTCGGGCATCATGCCAATCACTTCTAGGGATCGGACGAAGGGGGACTCGCTGACGATTGCGCCAGTTGGGGGGACGTTGGCGCTGTAAACCACGGGTGGACTCCTACTTTGTGCCTATTTTGGCAGAGAATTGTGGTTCACCACTTTTCTCGGTTTGCCCAAAATGCGGCACTCATTTTTCCTTTGGCGATATTTTTGGCGTGTCGCGCCTTAAATGATGCCCTTCTGGCCTTGTCCGACGCTGATTCTCCTGTTTTTGCTGGTGAGCCAGATACGCCCTGCTGGCCGAAACGGATGAGTTTTACGGTGGCGCCTTCCTTTGCGAGGACTACGTGCGACTTTTTTGGGTGGGATGGGGTGCGCTTGGGTTTGTTGTAGCCGGCAAAACTTTCGCCACGGTATTTAATCGTCATCGGGGTCTTCCTCGATGTCCTCTTCTATTTCCACTAGGACCTCTACGCCGTTGAAGATGTTGCCCATGAAGCCGGCGAATAGTGGGGCTTCGCCGGGGGTTTTGAAGTCGAAGGTGACTTCAGTGCGACCGGTCTCGGCGTCAACTTCGATGTAGGTCGGGTAGCCCTGGAAGGTGTGGATAGTCATTAACCTTCGTAGGCGACGGCGATGTGAGGCATCACGGTAGGTGTGCCAGAGCTGATAGAAGCGATTCGCATACGCACTTTCGCGGCGGGTTTGCCGTCGTAGAAATAGACGTATTCGCCGTTTGAGTTGATGGTTTTACTGGTGTCGATGGTGAACCAGTTGCCGTTACCGTTGAAGCCGCACTCCAATGCCAGTGTGAAGTTGCCCGCGTTAGTTACGGTTGCTGCAAATGTGTAGCCGTCGCTATGGGCGTCTACTTCCATCCAGTCGTTTACAGCGGTGAGGGCACCGCCTGTGTACTCGATTAGGTGGGCGTAGTTGTCTTTTGCTGTGTTAGCAATACGTGCCATCGCTATTTGCTCTTTTTGGTGGGTTTTTTGGCGGTTTTGGCGGCTGCCTTGAAGGCGGCGGCGGTTGGGGCGCCCTTTGTTCCAGGCTTGCGCATGGATTCGTTGCTGCCGGCAGCGATGCGCTTCTTTTTAGCAGCGATGTTGCTATACAAACCAGGCTTGGCCATTACTTTTTAACCTTTTTGGTGGGTTTCTTCATGCCGGGGGGCATCATTTTGCCGGGCTTTTTTGCGCCTTTCTTGGGCATGGTCTTGTCGCCGTAATGACCGGGCATCGTACGAGTGCATCTACCACACACGATAGTCGGTCGAGTGCATTGTTTCCGGCTTGGCCAGGTTGAAAACCTGCAAGCACATATAACCGAGCGCGTCGAATGCGTGGTCTACGCCCAAGTTCTTGTTTGGGAGGCCTGTGCCGGGGGCGTAGGTCAAGGTGCGGAGGGATTTTATTAATTCTTTACATCTCGGATGGATGAAGAGGCGGCGGGTTCCGGAGGCGTCGAGGAGGGCGGTGTTGACGCACGTGATTTTGTCGCGGATTTTCCAGGGTGCGCGAGGGCTGGAGACTTTGAAGCCGGACTTTTTTAGGATCGTGTGGTCGGTGTAGCCCACGCCGCTGGTTTTGCGGGCGCCGCCTGTTGGGTCTGGGCAGGCGATGATGCGGCGCTCCACGCCGTAGCGGCGTTGGATTTCTTCGCACAGGTCCCAGGTGGTGGCACCGCCGGTCATGATGATTTCGTCGAATACCCACAGGTCGTTGCCCTTTTTCACCGCGCAGATTGCGGACATCGGGTCGATGTTGAAGTCCACCCCAATCAGCAAAGGGACGATTGGCAGGTCTTGGACGATTGGGTCGATGTTCGAGTCGGAGAAACTGACCGCTACGAGGCCGCTGAGGTTCTCGAAGCTGGCCTCAAATTCTTGCCGGAATGTACGAATGTCGAGCTGGCCTCGGGCGGCTTCTATTTCTTCCGGTGGGACGTTATCGCCTTGGATTGTGGTGAACTGCCACCGGGCCCAGTGGGGGTCTCCGGCCTCAGCGCAGTAGCACCAGAGGTCGTAAAACCAGCTGGCGGTGCCGTCCGGGGTGGAAATGAACAGGGTCCAGCCCTGTTTGTCTGCGAGGGCGGGGCGGATGACTTCGAACCAGACCTCCGAGTCCATGAACGCGGCTTCGTCGAGGACGACGCCGGCCAAACTTCGGCCCCGCAGGGCCATTGCGTTCTCTACGCCTTTGAGTTCGATGGTGCTGCCGTTGACTAGCTCCAGCTTGAGGTCGGTTTCGTTTTTGGACTTGATCCAGGCGCGGGGGACAAGGCGTTTTAACGCTTTCCAGGCGATGTCCTTCGCCATTCGGTACGTTGGGGCGCAATAAAAGAAGGTTTCGCCCGGACGTTCGATTGCTCCACGCAGAAGTTCGATGCAAGCGAGGTAGCTCTTGCCGACTCGGCGGCCTGCTACGAGGACTCTGAAGCGTTTGCGGCTTGAAAACACCTCACCCTGTGCCCAACGCAGCTGCAGCGAAGGTGTGTCGCTCATTTTTTAGGGGGGGTATCTGCTTACAGTATCACAGGAATTGACCCCCTGCCCCCGTGGGTGTGTAACAGTAAAGAGAAATTGGTTTGTACCAGTAGGTTCCCAGGGCCCCGTACACGCGCTAAATATACCGAACCGTGCCCCCCTATGTGTAAGGGAGGCCGACGGTAAGGGTTAATTAACCTAAGATAGATTCAAGCTGATCATATACACTTTGTTTATTTCCTTTTAGATTATACTCTTGTTTAACTACAGAGTATGCACTAGGGCCGCTACGCTTCATACCTAAACACTCTAACTTGAGCGCCGAGCGCCGGTTATTACAGTTGCCATAGGTCAGGCTGGGGGTTGGTTGAACACGTCAACTGTAGCACAGATCAGGCCAGCTGCCAGCAGGCCAGCCGCCAATGGGAGGGAAGCGGTGCACGTGGCACCGACGAAACAAGCTGCGGCAACGGATCGGATCATGATAGTTCGGAATGAAAATGATTATTAGTCCCGGTAGGGTTGGGACGGGTGAGACTGGGCCGGTAGGGTCTCACGCTTGCGACAGCTGAGACCCGGCGAACTGAAAACACAAAAACCGAGGGCAGACTACCGGTCAGGGTTAAGTTCCCGCAACAGCTCCAAACCAGCCCACGACATAGCGCGGTTGACGATGGCTGCGGCCATGTCTTCGGGGTCTTCGAGCGTCTCGCCTTCCAATGCTTCGAGCGTTGAAGTTGCGCCAATAGCGTCACAGTAGGCCTCAAACAGTGCCCATATGTCAGCCCTTTGATTCTCCCAACGCTTCAACAGATCGGCAGT